AATTGGTGCTATATATGGATTAATAGTTGTAATTTGATTAATCACATTTTTTACAACTTCATATATTTCGTTGTCTATCATCATTGCAAACTTTTTATTTTCAAATCGCGATTTAGTTATACTCTTAGCTCTAACATTTGACCCGGGTTTGTATTTTTCAATGTGACCATTTGTATTATCTATGATAGTTTTGATAGTTTGGCAAAAATCACCTGACACCACATCATCTATTATATATACAGACGACCCAGGTTTTACTTCCATTGTCTTACAATAATTGTTTATTTTTAAATAGCTTAAAATTAAACAATGATTGTAAGACAATGATAACAGCTACACATCCAGTTATTTCAATTAAACAACGTTTTGGTGGACGGGTAAAAGCCATGAGTTTGAATGCCCCACCTCCACCTATTGAGACACCTAATGAGTGGAAGTTTGGACCCTATTCGTGGAAAGCTATCGTTGAATCTCATGACAATACAGGTGAAGTTGATAGAACCTTCATCGGATATAGCCCAGATATGAATATCACCATGAAGACTCAAGTTGCATGTGATAGATATAAGAGAGATGGAACTGAATGTGGAGAAGTTAATCTTATCATGAAAGGTGGTTACAGTAAAGAAGTCATTTTAATGAAAAAAAAAGACAGTGATGTTCTCATTCCAATAACCACGCATTAGGCTATACGCTTTTTACCCCAACCAGGTACACTGATTTTAGTTACTTCGCACCATGGATACGTCTCCTCACCGATAAAGTTTAAAGCCTCTATACCACCAACCATACATTCATTACATGTGCTCATACTATCGTCAATAATACACCCAATTGATAGAGCGCGGCATACATCAATTTTTTTGATTTCATTATCTGTAAAACTATTTGTGAGAATGACATCATGAAAAACACCTGGAAAGAAATGTTCAATCCAAAGTTCAGTGGGTTCTCGGACAATTTCTTGACGACCCGTGACTATATACATTCTATCAACCACTTTATTCAAGTTCTGCATAGCAAATTGGGATCCCTTTATGGGTTGTAAGTTTTTGAAATCTTCAGAAAAGTAAAATTCATTGAGTATTTTTTGTGATTCTTCTTCTGTGCAATTAAAAACTTCTCTATAAAGATAATTATACTTTGGTTGTTTAGGTAATGCAACACCTTTCCATTTAGCCATAGGTTTGAGAAAGTGAACAAGTACTTCATCTACATCTATGGCAATCTTTGTGTTCATATCTTTACTAATATATAAATATATTAAAAGAATGCGGTATAAGTTTATTAACAATGAACATGAAATATTATTCTCATATGTGGGCAGTTATACATTTGGCTGCTCTTAACTTCGATAAAAGTTCGGGTAATGAACTTGAATATACGAATTTTTATCAAAGTTTAGCTGTTACATTAGGGTGTGACGAATGTATAATTCATTATAAAAAATTTATGATCGATAATCCACCAGATTTCACAGATTTATTTGGGTGGACGGTATATCTACATAATAGTGTGAATGAAGTGAGGGGTGGTCCTACATTTGATAGAGATGAATCCCTCAAGTACTGGTCAAATCAATAAGATATTGATCATGATTGATTGATTTCTCACATACATTTTTAATTTTTTCTATTGTACGTTCTACTTCTGGATATTCGTCTTTGTTTACATTTCTTTGGATTGTTTCACTTTTTATGTAATCAACACCACCCATACATTTTATCATATTAGATATAGTAAATGGTGACTTGTTTGCAAGACAATTTGGTTTATCTATGTCAAAATCGTTGATATTATCAAGTGTGCGACTAACTCGTTCTGGAATTGCCTTTTTGAAGTTTCTCCAAAACTCTGTATCGTCACGTGGTGTTAAATAATGTAGAAATACCATATCAACACAATTGTCTACAAAACTTAATACGATTTTATTATAGTCTTCTGTGTATTCTTCGCGTCTATTACGATTAAATATATCTCCAGGTATAGTTTTTGACATTGAATCTAACATATATATCGTTATCATCAAAGATGTAGCTTCAAGTGGTTCTAAAAATCCGTGTGATAAACCGAGGGCTAATGTATTTTTATTGAATGGTTTGGTCGCATATTCGGGTTTGAAATTAAGTTTTCTAGGGACATGTGGTTTGTGTTTTGTTACTTTACAAATTTCTTCATAAACATCTTCATCAGATACAAGATCGGAATCAAACACATATCCACAACCATACCGATTACCTACAGGTATTTTCCACATCCAACCATATTTCATAGCTATAGCTTCTGTAAATGGTGGAGTTGAATCAGTTTTATCAAGGAAAAAAGGCATAGCTCTTTTAACTGGAAGTTCCTTTTCGTATGATTTTACTGGCGACTTGTATATTTTATTAACAAAAAAACGGGCAAATCCTGTACAATCAAATATAAAATCGGTTTTAATTTTTTGTTTTGTATCTAAAATCAATTCAGTAACATAACCATCTGGATCGAGTGAAACATCTTCTATTTTACCAACGATAGTTTTAATACCTCTACTTACACCAACCGTTTGTAAATATTCTGCCATTTTTTTGGCATTGAAATGTAATGCATAATTACAAGCGGCATATGAATCACCCGGAACTCCATCGCTGTTTCGTGGGTGATTTGTAAATGGAACTTTATTATTTTCAGATAACATACAACCAATGTCAACCTTGTCCAAGTTTATTCCGAGTGATAATCCATTAAAATATTCCTGAAGTTCATTTGGACCCCATGTAAATGCATGGTGATAAGAAGTATCGTCACCTTTCCAATTTGTAAATTTGATTGAGTTTTTTAATGTAGAGTCACAATTTTTCACTAAATCGGATACATCAACACCAACCCTTTCCATAAATTGAATAAAATGGGGTGTTGTACTTTCACCTACACCTATAATGGGTGTTTTATCATCATAAACAACTGTTACCTCAGAATCTGGGTAAACAGTATTTGCAAACAAAGCAGCCATCCATCCAGCAGTACCAGCACCAGCTACTACTATACTCATTATTAGTATTAATAGTATAGTAATCTTTAAACTTATTCATAATCTCTAATTACCACACCTATAGGAAATCTAGGTAGACCGAGGGTCGTCAGATTTTGGAAACGCACTGTGAGCATCTTTCCAATGTACTTCTTGTAGTTCTTGTAATGTTCTTGGCGTTGAGTGATTGTACCCTCAGGTCTCACAGTAAATTCCTGACCATTACCAGTCTTACATATCCAAACGACAGCGTTTGCATCCCTACCATGACCAGTCTTCGCACCAATAATTTCATATTCCTCTGTCTGAAACTCCTTGTACTTGAGAAGGTAGTTACTCCGCTTCCCAACTTCGTAAGTACTCTTCGCATCTCTAATCATGACACCTTCATATCCACGTGAAGTGAAAAGATCGTGATACGTTTTCACACTGGATTTCTTTTTGACCAGGAATGTATCAATACTAATACAATCCATTCGTTCTTCAAATGTTAGTTCGGGACGTTCAAGATCAAAGTAATCAAAAATATGAAACTCAAGATCTTTGGGATTTGTCTTGAATAGACTCGTAATTTCTTCAAATGTTTTATCAGGTGCATAACACTCACCATCTAACCATTCACCATCTCGGAGTCCATTAGAAAGATGATCAAGACCTGCTACAACTTTACCAGTTCTAGAAAAGCAACCTTTTTTAGACACAAGTAGACGAACACCATCAATTTTGGGTTGAACATAGAAGGGCTCTGATATATACTTATTGCGATCCTCCCATTTGTTTGCGAGCATAGGCAACACTTGGTTGCACTTGGTATACTCATTATTCCACATAGTTTGTGCACGAGACACCGCCCTTTCATAGCCAGTCTTTATATTGGTTCGTGACTTAATAGATTTATCACTTCCCACAATACCAGTGACCTTCACAATGTCCGAGGTTCCATCCTTTAATTCTTCAACCCTGATATCGATGTAACGATCACGGTTATGTTTATCTTGTTTGATAAGGCGGTCCATTATACGTTTGAATAATTTCTCAACTTTAAATAGATGTCTTCACTTCCAGTTGTAAATTATGGTAGAATGGAGCGACTTAGGCCACCAGAACGCACAAATGTGCCTATGAACACAAACACATTTGCAATAGGGTTTATAATTTTATGTTTATTGGGTCTGTATAGAAGATATATCACGATTAATCAACAGCGTGAACAATATTATACTTTAGACACTTTGATGCCGACAAATAGAGGTCTTTCTTCATCAATTTCTTAAACTTCTTCTCTGGAATATCAGTTTTATCCATGTACATCCTCTTAAGATTCTTCATAAGTTTCTCACAATTTTTCATTTCATTCTTGAGATCTTTGTACTCCCCCCAAATCTCAGTTGAAATCTGGTGAATCAGAAGGTATGCATTCTTCCCCATGCGACGCTCCGATCCACCTAAGAACATAAAAGTAGCCGCTGAGCAACAAGAACCTTGTGCGATAGTGATAACTTTAACCCTAGACTTCTCTAAGATATTCATGAGAGCAAACCCAGAATATACATCACCACCTCCACTCATGATATGAACACGAATCTGTGGTTCATAACCAATAAGATCAGCTTTTTGTTTGAGTAGATGAATCTCCAATTTCTTAAAAGCCTCAACAAACTCTAGTGTATTCTCAGGAGTAATATCTCCATAAAAAAGAATTTCGTTACCGATAGTCTTAGTGCATTCGGAAACTTCTTCCTCTTCTTCAATAAGTTTTTCTTTGTTCATAGGCATTCTTCAGTGCTTTCTTTACTCTTGTTACGTCCCTCTGTTTTAACCTATTTCCTACCGCTAAATGATTCATCACATCAAAATCTTGTGGGGTTAAACCATATTCCATCATAGGTTGCATATCTCCATTTTCTGCATACTTCCTTATCAAAGATAAATCATCTATACACAAGTTGTGACCACCACGTTTTTGAATCTCTTTATACTTTTGATTTCTCATCCGAAAATTTCCAAACTTTGTCCAACAACTCCCGGGTCTAATAGTATCCTTATTCAATATTTCACCAAGTGCAGACTTTGGTATCACGAGGGCGTTGAGTATGAAATAAGGCATTAGATGCCAATCACCCATTGTGTACATTTTTGTGTCGTACACATCAGCATCAGAAAACGCATCGGCTGTAGCTGTCACATCTACACCCTTAGAATCTAAGTAATTCTCTTGAAATATATCCCATATATGACCATGTTCGTGTATTGAATCTGGGATACCTATAGAACATGGGTCACTTAGAATACTCTTAATATAATCTTTAGGTGATTTGAAAACATCCTTGTCATCAAAACCATCTAAATATGTAAAAAAATCCCGAATGTTACCATTACATCTAATTGCTGCATTTTCTGCAAGTGAAGATCTATCTTCCGTGAGGGTTAATAATCTATCGGGTTTATGTCTGGGTATGAAAATAATTTCAAAGTTGGGGAACATACACATATTTATTGAGGTCACGACTAATGATCCTCGTGTCACTCTCCCCCCATCAGAAACTTTTTCTATGATAGATTTGAAATCCGAATCATAGTCTTCAATAAATGCATGTTTTGGTGCATTTTGTATGAACGCCAGAAAAGGTGATTTAGACTTTAGATGATCTTTTTCTATTTCTATACTATTTATTTCGTCAAGTACAGACTTTATTAAATAGGATTTGCCAACACCAGTTGAACCACATATAAATACATTCTTCCGTTCGGAAATATATTTCTTCAACAATTCAATTTGTTTATTGTGAAGTGTGGTAACAGGCTCCTCTTTTTTTTGTTTGATTATTTTAATGAAAGAGTCCATTGATGATCTTACTAATGAAGCGATAGATTTAGTGCTAGAGAATAGCGCACTACAAGAACGTATCGTAAAACCTTTAAAAAGGAAAATTTTACCATATGCAGTGTGTGCCGCTTTAACTAATATTGCTGTCCTTATTCTTTTGGTATACCTTGCTCAACGTCTGTCTCTTCTTCAGACTCCTCAGATTTAGCGTCTTCCTCTTCCTCCTCCTCCTCCTCCTCCTCCGAACCCAATTCCTCGAGTAATTTACTTTTTTCTTGATATTCATTCTTTGATCGTACCAGCTCTCCAATTTTACTGAAGGGACCACCCTTTGTAATAGACTCTGGTACACTCGCACGTTTATACTTCGGAATTGCACGAACATCTAGGATTTCTGGTTTTGTAAATGTGTTATTCAGGGGGTATTGCTTTTCAAAATCATTCAGGATACTTGTTGGAATGGAAGGTGACTGTTCTATTAGACGATCATATTCAGCTTTACATGTGTTTACAAAATCTAAACCATCTGAATAACGTTCTCGTCGGGCCAAAGCCAACATGAGACGGATATTTCTAGATAGAAGACCATATGATAACGCGGCCGCCTTGTGATTCTCCATCAACTCATTAATCTTTAAGAAATTTGAAATCGTCGCTACGAGACCAGCAATCAAGTTAAGACCACCAATGATAGATGGAACTGCACCTCTGACTGATTCTGGAAATTGATCTTGCGCAAAGTTCGCTGTACCAGTAAGAGTTGAGAGAACAATAACAGGCAAAGTAAACCGCATTGATAACGACTTGTACATGAGGTACGCCCTGTGATTCATGAACCTATAACACCCAGACGCCTCACCCCACTGACGTAATATATTTTCATGCTGATCATTCCAACTGTTTTCCCTTAGCTCGAGTTCTTTTTCTTTCAGAGCTGATGTAGACATACCGCTAAAATTTTCTACACTCATCTTATAGTAGATGAATATAATATTTTGGATTCATCTTGTTTTTCTCATAGCTATTCTCGTGATCCCCTTCACAAATGACAGGCGCAACCTAGAGTTTTATTCAATTCTAATCCCATTCTTATTTTATCATTGGTCGGTAAATGATGATACATGTGCGTTAACGCAAGCTGAGATGTATGTAACTGGTCAACAAAAAGAGGAAACTTTTATGCACAGAGTCGTGTCTCCTGTATACAAAATGGATGACACAGATGCCAACAACCTCACAAAAACAGTATTCTTCGTGTTATGGGCTATTGTACAATATCGTCTTGGACGTTTTGATATGTTTATAAACGATTTCAAAGATATCACGGGTGGTAAAGTTCCAAAATGATATAAAGATTTTGAACCAGTAGTAGATATAACATGAGTAACTCTCTTTACGAATACAAACAGCACGAACAAAATCTCGGTCGCCTTTGTATTGAAAAAAATACATTGGAAAGAAATTACATGAAATCTGCTGATCTCATTGAGAGGGATTTAGAGGGATTTGATAGGCGTATCAGTATGGCGAAGTCTGACATTAAGAGGGAAATACTCAAAAAACAGTATCAATATCTTTATCAAATGACCAATAAACTTGATGTAGATTTTACCACCCAGAAAGGTGAGTTTGAAGAAATAATTGAGGAGACTAAAGGGCGTATGGTAATTCTCAATGAGCAGATTAAGGGTGAGAAGAACTCTCTGGACTATAATATTGATCAGCTCAAGGAGTATATGAATAACCCAGGTACATACAATATGTCTCAAGTTTTAGAGAAGATTGTAAACTCTCTAGAGATTATCCGGGATAAAAAGAAGAAAAAGAAGTCTACTTCTTCTGCATGAGTTCATGAACACGTTTCATAAACTCCTTATTACGACGCACGGAAGGATCTGCTTTGATAATTCTGAGTAAAGCAGCTGATGGTATCTTTGGACTGTTACCTCTAGGTTTGGGGGTGGGCTTTAATTTTTTACGCGCACTCTGAATCTGTTTCGTGGTTGGCATTATATTTTAGGTAAATATTTAAACTGGTCAAATGAGTGAACTGATATCTTAAAGTTATGATACAAAATCATACACAATGCATCTGCTATGTCATGCTTCCTCTCATAAGGAATCTCTTCTTTCATGTGTTTACGGGCTATTTCTACAGTCCTATCCTTTCTCTCGTCATAGTTTAGGTGTCTCATACCAAAATGAACATGCATACTCACAGGTGAAACAAGTACAACTTTATCTCTGAACATGTAATTTAAAAGTACCTCAACATTTGTAAAACCACCCGGTGGTTGTCTCTCTATTAAGATTGTATCTGCACTATCAAATATATCTCTATGATCATCCACCATAAGGGGTACGAGGTCAACTATACCATTTGTTTGAATATATTTATAATCTTCTAGACTTACCTTCTTTATATATTTCACATCAATCTTTGGTCCATTCCCACACTCGGCGACAACGAGACCCATATTGTGGTACCCAATATCTATGGCGAGTATCTTCATGTCTTTATATAAAAGATTTTCCTTAACTATAGTAATGAAGATTAAGAACAAGACAAAAACTCAAATCATGTGGGTTGCCCTCATTGTTCTCATACTTATCGTTGGGTACATGTACAAAAATCCTAAATTGGTTGAAGTTCCAGTAGACGTCCCCGTTCCTGTGATGCCGATTCAACCCAGATTTATGCAACGTCAAGAGAGGCCCCGTAGTCCAGAGTTTAGACAAGCACCTATCAAGCAGTACAAACCTGGTCATATGCAGCAGATGGGTATCCTTATAGGGGAAGGTGATGAGACCCTACCCCTCTACGGTAAAGAAGTTAGGGGCCGACGTGACCGCTATAATTACTACACCACAACTGGTGGCGAAAACCTATACCCTCTCCCAGTGAGCCACGACTCGCGTGATTGTATGGAGGATATTGGATGCCAGGAACTATATGGAAATGAAGCAGTCTCAGTGACTGGTAAAACTGGTTCATTCAATGTTAATATGTACAGAACAGATGATTTTTTCTAAAATTAAGCGGGTGATGGACCTGTGTTATTTTTTCCACTGAAACGGTTCATTGTGTCATCTATGAGTTTTAATGTAGATGAACTGGAAGATAAGCAGCAGCAGCATGCCATCAAGATTAAAGGTGGTGTTTTTACAGGACTTTTCATTGACATGAAAATTATAAGCAATGCACAACACAAAGAAGATATGTTACCTGTAAGTGTAGTAGTGCCCATAACTGGTCCTTCACCATCAAAGTCAATAGCGTAATCCATTTAGTATACACTAAGAAAAATTATTTCGTAGGTTCCTAACGATATCAATCTCTCTACCTAGAAGCCCCTGTGGATTTCTTGAGAATTTCCTTTTCATTCTCAAGAGTTTTAACATAGTTTCGTCATCAAGGTGTTTGAAAATCTCTACAATTTCTTCTAAATCGCGCATACCCATATCTTCCTTTTGTGCCTGAACATATGGCCATGTTTGTTTCCTTAATTCGGCTACTTCCTCTTCAAGCTGTCTGATACGTGGGAGTAATACTTTCGTAATAGTAACACGAGCTTCCATTATTAATACATATCTATAATCTTTAAATTGCCCATGTTCCAATGGTATATTTTACACCCCCGTTGAAAACGGGAGCACCTCTATGAAAATATGTCCAAGATGATGGAAACATTAATAATTTACCTTGAATTGGTTTAATTTTTTTACCACCAATAAACTCTGTACACCCTCCCTCATCTTCTCCTAGAGTATTTAAATACAAAATACATGATATATTACGTCCTCTCCGGGGAAAATGATCTTTACTAGGACCCATTGAATCTACGTGCCAATCATAAAAATCACCGGTTTTATACTCTTGAACAAAATATCCCTCATCTTCCAGATTTGTAAATTTGTTGTCTATCTGAGTAGTTAAACGGTCATCACCATTAGCATAGGTGTGTATATATTCATTATATTTACGAAAACCTCTTTTAAAAACATCATACACAACATCATCAACATCTTTCCAATTATCTAACGTGGAAAAATGTAGCATGGTTGATTTTCTAACGCGTGTATCAACTACACCACCAGCTGCACCAATTTTGGATAAACTCTTTATAGAATCAGGTTCAGATTTAAAACGTTTTACTATTAAATCACATACCTGCTTTGGTATAGCGTTTTCTATTTCATAAATGAAATCCATTTACTTATTATAATGTTATAAAGCTTTAAATCTATATAGTTTTATAATGATAGGAGTTCTTAATATTATCAATGTTAGGCCTAATGTGTGCTGCAAAGCTCAACATAGTGACCAATTTCACCATAAATTGAAAATGAGTGAAATTAGACGTGTAGCTCTCCAACAGATGTACGATGCTCCACCACTTCGTGAACCAGAAAAAATCACAGTGAGACAGGTGCGTCTAAAAATGATTCTTCATGAGGCCCTTGACATTGCTCATACTATTTGTGAACACCATCATGCAAATACTGAAGAATGTAGGTGGGCGTGGGAGATGGTTGATGAGATTGACGATGCAGCGACCCGAGCTGGTGTCAGGTACCAATAATTTCGTGGTATATAGTAAATGGACCTCAAAGAAAGAGTCAAAAGTTTAGGCTTCAGGGTGACCAAAGATGTCAAAGGTAAAAGGATCAAACTCACCAAGAAGGAACTTCAAGCTAAACTTGAAAGGAAGAAGAAGAAGTCTCACCCGACATTAGATAATCAAGCTAGAGATGCGAAGAAGTTTATCAAGGTTTGTAAGATGGTCCTAAAAGAGGCGGAACCTAATGCTCCACGAACTCCGCGACCAACCCGTGCTGTTGCACCCCCGCCAACGCGTGTGATTCCCGCACCACCACCACCACCTGCTAAAAATGCACGTGCTAGACTTATGGTTAATCTCCAAGCCAATCTCAAAAGACGTGGTCTTGTAACCTAATTTGTGATATCCATACTTTTAAATGGTGTACACTTTATGGTGGTTGGTCCCCTTAAAAATACTTCAACATCATCTGTGTTATAGGCTCTCACGTCAAAATCATCAATAACACGGACAGATTTGAAGCTATCTGTTACATTTGAAGGAGCCTCATCGGTGTGTTTGTGTTCACCCCCGTAGTCGCATTCCTCATAGTAGTGAACACCTGGGGCACTTGGATCTATTGGAGGGGTTTTGTTTTTTTCTGAATCTATCTTGATTTCAGACTTGTACTTGGATAAAAGATAAAATATCAAAAATACAATCGGGATAATCACTAGGCCAATCATTAGTATTAGTTTACAATTTTAATCCCAAACCTCTTTGACATAAACTTCTTGACACCCTCGAAGTTAGGATAACTCCATAAGTACCACCGTGACCAAAAACCCGCACCATCAATACCACTAATCCCCCAATTCTCAGAGAAGCTGTAATCTATCTTCAACATCTTCTCTTGGATCTTTTTAGGATCTCTCTCTGCAATAACAGTCTTTGGTATTCTCCCTCCATGTCTGAGAACATAGGAACGCATTCGTGAGGGTGTTTTATGTTTGGTGTAATCCGAATATCCACTTGCACCAAAGTCAACAGTTCTACCATCTTCGAGGATGGCTCTAAATTTTTTTTTGCGATTAGGACTTTTGATGACTTTGACCTGCATATCTCTTATATTTCATGAGAAATAAAATATAAGTAGAGAGAATTATTTATACGTTATGTTTACTTACGGCACGCACCACAG